AAGGTTTTGTTACGGACGAAAATTCTATGATCAAAAATAAAAAAGTTCCAAAAAGAGAATGGTTTGGAATTACCAAAGATATGAAAACCGATGGCAAGCAATACAAGACTTTTGTTAAAATGACCTTATTTAAAATTATTCAATCTTTAAAAAAATAATGGCTACAGACAAAGAATTAATTGCTTTATTTGGAGATGATTTTAATGATGTATTAAAAGCATTGTCTGTTTTACCTCCCGAGGTTAGAGAATTATTAGATGGAACGATGAGTAAAATGATTTATGATGCAAATATATTTGACACAAGAATAAAAAAAGCAATACAAACACAAAGCAGTGCAGGCATTGCATCAACAGCAATTACGGCAGGGCTTGCCAACGACATGGCAACCAAAGGTGCAATATTCGGCGAAATTACAAATTCAATAAAATCTTCTTTAGTAGAGGGAATTAATCAATCAAGCAGACTTGGAAGTTTTGAAGCGTATGAGGTCACAGATGATACAATGTTTACATGGGTAAATGTAACAGGTCATAAAATTTGCCAAGACTGCGCTCCAAGGGGTGGGCAAATTGCTAAATTAAAAGATTGGGAGGCTTCGGGTTTACCGGGTACAGGGTGGAGCGTTTGCAAAGGTCATTGCTATTGTATTTTAGACCCAAGTGGTAAAGTGTCGCCCAGAATCCAAATGGAAAGAGATACGGCAAGAAAAACAAAACCTGATGTGTTTTTGCCAATTAACGGGGTAGAAGCCAGACCACTTGCAAAAAAAGCAATTGCAAAAGCAAAATTATATGTTGATGATAGTGATAATCTATTCAAAGAACTTGCTAAAAAACACGGCGGTAAAATGGAGGGATTAGCATTTCACTTAAAGGATGAACCATCTTTAATTAGAAAAATAGTAACTGAAAGTATAGAAAATAAATACAACGCCAGAGATGTGTTAATCCAAAATGTTAAAGATGCTTTACGATATACAATGCTACTTGATGACACAATATATACAAAAAGCACGTTGGCAACACTTGAAGATATGAAAAAGTTAGGATGGAAAAGCTTTAAGGTAAAAAACACATGGGGTAAAGGTTCGGGTTATAAGGGCGTTAACACAGCTTGGGCAAATCAATATGGGCAATATGTAGAATTACAATTTCACACACCAAAATCATTTAAAGTAAAAATGAATCAAGCTCATAAAATATATGAAGAGCATAGACTTGTAGGCACAACAAAGAAAAGAAAAGATGAATTAGATGCGATGTTAGTAGAATTATATAAAAGCGTGCCAGACCCTAAGAATTACCAAGAAATATCTAAATTAAATACTTTCAAAGAATATTTAAAAGAATTAGAAATTGATCTTATTTAAGATCTTTTTCAGATGTTTGAAACTTTGGTTGCGCCCATGAATCTCGCCATGATTCAACAAAAAACATTGCAACTTTTTCTGGAACAGGCTCGCTGTTAGATTCAAATCCCATAAAATGCCTTGCAACAGTATTTGAATTTTCCCAAGCAGATTTTGGCGTGCAAATTTCCATTTTATAAATATCAGGGTCGGTGCATTTTGTGCGCCTTGCCACGGAACTTGGCGAATCTGGGGAGTCGGTCATTCCATAAATAACAACATAATCTATTACTGGCTTAGCCATAGGCGCAATTTACCATGTTTTTACATATAACACAAATAACATTACAACAAAAAAATAAGCACAGATCACCACTCGCCTTCCAAAGTCGTGTTTCATACTCCACAGCCTTGTCCGTGTCTGTGCTTATTAATTTCATTTTATACTCCCAATAAATTGCTTACATATTTTTTTTCTTCATCAGTTCTATTTTCAACTTCTTTAACTTTTTCCGCCCAAAAAACAGCCTCTTTATATAATTTATCAACATAATACCTTACATCCCACCATCTTGGTTTATCTAATTTTGTAAGTTCACTTAATTCTTTATATTCATACGATCCAGCATCTATTCCAAACAAAAAATTTCCTTCATCATAAGCCTTGCTACCCCATTCGATACATAAAGCATAATTACCATTTGGGTTATATAAGTGAAATCTTACAGTATCTTTAGCCGTCATTCCCTTATCAGTTTTTGCTAAGTCATAAACATAATCTATTCTTTTACCTTGTTTTTTTGCTTGATTGTAATTCATTTTATTTGTCTCCCATTATCCTTGCCGTAATCTTCTTTGCCCAATTTACAACATCTGCATCAATTCCATAAATTTCAGCAATTTCATCAATATCACATATTTCGTGTTCTTTCTCTACATCTACAAAAACTTTTTTCGTATGATAAGGATAAATGTTTGATTGTTTTTCCACTCTTCTTCTTATCATCACACCATCGCAAAAAATTGCTACGTCGGTAAAATGAATATCTTGCTCGCATTTAGCTCTTATATCTTTTTGAACCAAGTTGAAAACTTCTTTATTTACCCAATCTCCATTTCTTATTCCATAATTTTTAGCATTTCCTTCGCATTTAACTTTGTATTTTGTTTCGATCATTTTTGACTCCTTGTTTTTAAATTGTTTATTATTGATCATCATATCTATAACAAATATAACACTTGTATAAATATAGTGCAAGAAAAAAAAGTTTCCCTTAAAAATATTTTTAAGGGTATATTATAGTAGTTAAAAAAAAGGATTAGTTCAGATGAACGAAGAAACAACACAAAGTGTTAATGAGCAGGACGCTCAAACTACAACGCCAGCCGGGGATGTAGATTATGAGGCTTTATATCACAAGGAAAAAAAATACTCGCAAAGTTTAAGATCAAGAGCGCAAGAAGCTGAAGGTAAAAACGAAAAACTTTCATTGGCGTCTGAAGAAGCACGGCAGTCAAAATTGATTGCTGAAGGCAAAAAAGATGACTTGATTGCTGAATTAAGCGAAAAGAACAAAGCGATGGAATCAAGATTGACGGCTATTGACAAGGCAGAGGCTAAGAAAAAAGCAACTTATCTTGAAAGCATACCGGAAGATGAAAGACCTCTTTATGAAAATATGAACATTGAACAATTGGAACATTTTGTAAATAAGCAAAATAAATCAGAGGTCTCTAACCCAACAGAAGTTGTGCAGGGGCGTAATGCCAAAACTTACACTCTTGATGATTTTAATAAATTGCCAAGAAAAGATAAGCAAAGCAATTACACTGATTTGTTAAAGCAGTACGAAAAAAGTTCCACTACAAAAGTAAAGGCAAATTAATATGGCAACACCATCAGGAACTATTTTTGATACTGGTGTAACTCAATATTTTATCCCTGAAATATGGGGAGATTTGATCAAATAGGTCGTTTTCGTAGGTAACTATGATTATTACTATTGCGGAATTAAGCAGGAAACCTAAGTGCGAAAGCATAAGGCAACCCGAACCGAAGGCTGTGCAAAGCACAGTCAGGGGCAGAGCATAGGCGATGAAAAGATATAATTCGCCCAAGAGTCCGCAACTACTTACTGAGTAGAAAAGATATGCCGATACTCCGTTTAAAAGCGGAGATGTGAGATAAAAAGCTCACTATAACGATGCTACAAATATTTTGAGGAAAAACTGGTTTTTAAAAATACGATTGAAGATTATTCTTCATTAGTACAGGGATCTGGAAAAATTATCCATATACCTGAAATTGCAAAAATGACTGCATCAAGCTTAACAGACGGCGCACAGGTGTCTTATGTCGCACCTGCTGAAACAGAAACTCAGTTGACGATAAATAAGAATTATTATTCAGCTAAGCTCTTTACAGACGTCTTGCTTGTTCAGTCAAATTTTGATTTAATATCATCATACGCAAAGGCTATGGGCTATGCGTTGGCTAAGCAAATTGACAGTGATATTGCATCTGAATTGATTACTGTAAACCAAGGAGCAACCCTCACGACAGACGATCAAATTACGGCTTCCGAATTTGAAACAGCGATCGCCAATCTTGGGGAAAATGACATTGATTATACATCTGGAGATGTTTTCTTTGTTGTTAATCCAACATTGTACGCTGATATGGTAAATCCGGCAGGCACATTTGGTGCAAGTTTTGTCCGTTCGGACATTAGCGGTTTTAATTCTGGGGATAGCCCTGCATTAACAGGCGTTATGGGAACATTAATGGGGATGCCCGTTTTGATGTCTAACTCTTTATCTGCCGGCGGTACAAACGTAAGTGGTGTCATTTATCATCGCTCAGCGTGTGCTATAGCAGTTCAAAGAGATATTGATGTTAAACAACAGTTTGATATTGACGTCTTAGGCACAAAGGTGGTCGCTCATACGTTATATGGCGTCAAAAAACTTGATGACTCTGATAACATCAGAGGATATAAGTTTACTAATGCCAGCTAAGTAAATAGATAAACAACCAAGGCTGTTTAAACACAGCCTTGGTTTTTAATTAGGATAATTATGAGAACTTTTAAATGGCGCAATGAAGATGAATCTTTTACAATTGATGATTCCACGAGTAGCGGAAAATCAACTTGTGAGGATTTGCTTGCAAATGGAGCGGTTGAAATAAAAGCACCAAAAAAAACAAAGCCAAATTCTAAATGGAAAATAAATGATATTAGGGAGTGGCTTAGTGACAATGGTGTTGATTATAAGCGTGGAGATAGTAAAAAAGAACTTTTAGCACGATTATAATACTTTTAACAGCCTATTCACGGACAAGCTAAGTCCTTTAATGGCGACCTAAAAATAAGGTGATAAAATGGCAATAGACTTACATAGGCACTCTGCTCAAGAGGCGTCAAACATTACATCAAGAAGAGCTGTAATTAGGGTAACTCCAACAATTACTGGAGTTCAGTATTCAAACAACGATGTATTATTTTCAACAACCGAAATTCCTGAAGCCGTCGGCTATGTTGGCGGAGCATCTAAATTAATAAATATAACTATAAATTCTAAGTCTTCAAGCTTGTTTGATTGTGCATTGTATTTTTTTCAAGTCAACCAAAGTGCCGGAACAGTCAATTCGGCTTGGAATATGTCGGATAGTGATTTCGCAAATGCCAAAAATTTAGGTTGTATATATATAGATGGGGATAATCTGCAACAGAATCCCGGCGGTGGTAGGGTTTACACTGTAATGCAAGGTTATAAAGCTTTTACAAGCGCAACAAAAACATATCCGCAATTGCCTTTGATGTTGCAAGCGGAATCAGGTTCAACAAGTGTGTATGTTGCCGGTAAAGTTCAAAGTGAGGATGATCCCGGAAATACAACGCCCTCATTTAGCGTTGGAGATATTGAACTTGTTTTTGGAATTGATTATTAAATAAAAATTTAGGGGGATATTGTGGCTGATATACACAAAAGAAGCGTGCA